TTCTTGCAGGAATGATTGTAATATTTCCCATCGTTATTCCTCACTTTCAATCAGACTGTACAAGTACTCTGCACGCTTCTTAGGATTTCCGGTCGTCTGCTCCGGAGCAGAGATGGTGAACTTCGTTGCTGCAGGCTTCTTTGTTTCGGGCTTCCTGCTTGGGTGAAGCCGTCCCAGCCGCTCAGCCCGCTGAATCCGTTCTTCGTGGATCCGGTCGAGTGTTTCTTTATCAGTTATGGCAGGGTAGAAGTCATCGCCTTGGTAGTGTCTGTTTTCAAGCAACCGCTTGATCGAGGAGTGCGTGGCTTCGATTCCAGCGCCGGATGCTGCTTTTGACAAAGACATCCCGGCAAGGTAGTTCCTAAAAAGCTGGTGCAGTTTTTCTGCTTCTTCCTTGCAGATGACGGCTTTGCCGCCTTTAATCCGGTAGCCGTAGGGTATGGTTCGCATAACGTCACATCCTTTCTTTAAGCTCAAGTCCGCACTTCAGGCAGAAGGTGATTTCATGCCGGGAATGCACCGTGATATGATCGACGAATTCATTAAACAATTCGCCGTCAAACTCCTGAAGCATTTCACTTTTCTCGGCGAAGTGGAGAAGGGCTCTTGTCTTTAGCAGCACCTCAGTGACATTGGAAGCGGTGTTTTCCAGGAAGTCAATCTCCTTCCGGATGCCGTCTGAAGCAGCAAGAAGTTCTGCAGTTTCCCTGCTGTAGAGTGTCTGGTCGATGATGCCCTGCGTCATCAGGTGGGTTAAGGTCTGGCGCTTTCTTGCATTTTCCGAAAGCTGGCCTTTCAGGGCATCGATCTGGTCCAGTGTTTCTTTTCTTGCGTTATCCTTAAGGCTGTTTGCATAAGGCCTTAAGATCAGCCGGTAGGAATAGATCAGTTTGTTCATCATGGTAAGAAACGAACGCTTCAGGTCCTCATCTTTGATGGACTGCATCGGGCATTTCGTTTTTCCCTGCAAATGTGTCTTGCACACCCAGATCACAGGACGTCCAGAAGAGGAGTAGGCGATACGCCGTTTAAACGTGCTCCCGCAGCATCCGCAGAGGATCTTTCCGGTGAACGTATATCGTTTCAGGTATTTTTGATTGTCTTTTTCGATGCTCTTTTCTTGCGAACGCTGCCTGATCAGGCGCTGCACATTGTCCCAGTCCTCGCGGCTGATGATGGGCTCGTGGTGGTCTTTAACGAGAATCGCATCTTTTTCACCGCGGTTAATGTGACGCTTAAAGGAAGAGTCGGTCCAGGTCTTCTGGAAGATACAGTCTCCGGTGTATTTCTCATTGGAAAGCACGCAGTGGACAGTGGAGCGCAGCCAGACACGTCCGTTTCTTGCCGGGATGCCTTTGTCATTTAGAAGATCTGCGATTGTATCGCTTCCGGTTCCCTTGAGTGCTTCATTAAAGATGAATTGAACGACTTCGGCCTGCTTGGGGTTTACCACCATCTGTTCTCCGTTCCATTCATAGCCGTAGGGCGGGTACACCACTTTGAAGGTTCCGTTTTCAAACCGCTTCCTGGCGCTCCATTTCATGTTCTGTGAAATGGAGTAAGATTCATCCTCTGCCATGCTGGAAAGAATGGAAAGGAAGAGTTCACTTTTCATGGATCCGGTGTTGATGTTTTCTTTCTCGAACCAGATCGGAATGTTTAAGTCCAGGAGCCTTCGCACGAGGCTCAGGCAGTCCGCAGTGTTTCTGGAAAAGCGGCTGATGGACTTCGTGATCACCAGATCGATTTTCCCGGCTTCGCAGTCCGAGATGAGATGCTCCAGTTCAGGCCGGGCGGCTTTTCCTGTCCCACTGATGCCTTCGTCGTAGTAGATGCCGGCAAGCTGCCAGTCGTCTCTGGAATTGATGTAGCGTTCATAGTGGGATTTCTGCATATCCAGGCTCTCAAGCTGTGCATCGGTATCCGTACTGACGCGGCAATAGGCGGCAACCCGCAGGATTTTCTTTCTTTTGCTCGTTGCTTTTTCTATCTTTGTTATTTTTTTCAAGGTCGAAATTCCTCCTTTCCCGTGTCTATACATCACTCTGATCGCTGCACATAGCAAGGGGATGAGGAAAGATTTCCCAAAACAGGGGAGAGAAAGTTTTGAGAGTGATGTCCATAAATTTGTCATATTCGCTAGAAGTAATCAGGCCGTATTGAAGCATCTGATCAGCGATAACTTTAGCTCTCTCATAGTTGAGATCACCCTGGATCCGTTCATTCGTGTAAAAGTTGTCATTGTCTTTACTCATGGATATTTTTCCTCCTGCTTTCTACTGGAGAAAAAGATGTGTTTTGAGCAAAAAAATAACGGCTAAAAGGAGATTTTCCTTCTAGCCGTGTTAAGAAGTCATATTCAGTTAGAGAAGAGCCTTGATCTTGGCTCTGGTCTTCGGACCTGCGATGCCATCTGCGGCAAGGCCGTATTTCTTCTGGAAACTCCTCACTGCCTTTTCGGTAGATGGACCAAACAGACCATCCGCATTAAGTCCTGCTTTCATGATTTTGTTCAGGCACTTCTGGAGCCGGATGACCTGAGATCCGGTGTCGCCTCGTTTAAGGTCAATAGTAGGGAAGGCAATCTCATAGGTGGAAGTGCTGCTTTTCTTGTACCCGTTGAACCCGCCCTTTCGGATGATGGAAGGGTAGTCGATGTAGGCGTAGTTCATATCCACGTTTCCGCTGATTCCCGGGACTCTCCCAGAAGAAGAATACTGCCAGATGCCGTAATCCCCGCGGTAGCTGCATTTCCCTGCGTACTGAGCAACCCAGTGCGCGATGGACTTTAGCTTCGAATCATCCAGACGGTTTTCAAATCCGGAGTAGGTGGAAGCGTAAATCCCTGCGTAATACCCGGCTTTCTCTAACTCCTTGCAGAACGCAAGTGCTGCTTTCGTGGTGCCGGAGCGTTTTGAGACTGGCTGCGCTTCGCAGTCAAAGTACACCGGGTACTCCAGTGTCTTTCCCTTAAGGAGCTTCAGGAACCTCTTTGCATCTGCTTTTCCAGCATGCGCCGTCACGCACTTTGGTCCTGTGAAGTAATACGCGCCGACTGCGATGCCATTTGCTTTTGCTCCTTTGTAGTTTGCTTCCCATCTGCTGTCCGTATAGAAGCCATCATCAGAACCTCCAGCTTTTATGATGGCAAACTTTATTCCCGCTGCTTTTACCTTTTCCCAGTTGATGTTTCCCTGCCAGCGGCTTACGTCAATTCCTTTTACCGCCATTTATTTTTCCTCCTTTTCTGCCCGGTCATGAAGCTGCTCGAGCACAGCTTTCAGTTTCACTGGAATCGGAAGGCCCAGATGCCCGGCGTTTTCCAGCAAAGACACACCTTCATTTGAGATATAGAAGAAGAGCACGGCCGTCCGGACGATGGATCCAGATTTGATGACGTCCACGTCAATCAGATTGGCAAGACCCACGAGCATAAAAATAAGGACCTTCCTGCAGATCCCCTTAAACCCGACAGCAGATGATAACCGCTTGTCCGAAATGGCACACATGACGCCTGTGATGTAATCGATGATGACGCACGCGGCGAGAAGAAAAATCAGCCCGTCGCAGCCACCGAGATAATACCCGATCCACCCGCCGAGTACAGCAAGAACTGCCTGATTAACTGCCCAGAATTCTTTCATAGGTTGCTCCTTTCTGTTAAGCTGTCCGTTTCCAGACATTTACAACGAGGTATGGAGGCATGTTGTTATGCGCCGCTCCTCCTCCCGCATATCCTGTGGTAAAGGAATGCGTATGTGAACCTCCGCTTGCGGTACTGCTTCCGTGAGAATAGTTCTCCGAGTCTTTGGACCTTGGAAGTTTGTATCCCGATCCGGAAATATTTCCGGAATAAGTATCTGCGCCGGTGTCACCATCTGTGGTCAGATGCACATATTTACCCGACCCGTAGCTGTGACTGTGAGAACCTCCGCTGTCTGTAGTTCCATTGTGTTGATGTGACGGCATCTCAGAAGCGGTAAGTGTATGTGCAGCTTCCCCTCCGGTGTCTCCAACTGTATATCCGTTTCCGGATGCCAGCAGGAACTGTCCGCTGACTGGTTCCCAGGTGCCTCCAAAAAGTGAAGCAGGAGAAACAGAATTAACCGACAGGTAAATTGAGCCTACCGGATAGATCAGATCAACAAGCTCTTTTCCTCTGTAGGATAGCTTGCCGTTGAACCTGGCATCATACTGGCACTCAAATCCGTCGCCCTCTGAGATTTTCCCAATGGCCATGCCTTTTCCGCCTGCGTGAAAGTCCATAATGACTTCCGCCGTCTGCACGATAACCGAAGAGGAGAGTGTCGTGAAATCATCGGTAACCGACAGCGTAAGTTTGTACCTGTTTGTCGAGGAGAAGACTTCGTAGCCACTGTTTCCTCTGATATCGAGTATTCCGGAGGCATGGTAGGAAGTCAGCGTCAGATTGATCGTTCCATTGGACGAGTCCGTCAGGTTCGTCCAGGTAAGAGTAGCTGCTTTTGTATTCTTATCATTCAGGGAGCTTATCGTGATATCGTAGGTTATCCGAAGAACCGTTCCTGCATCGTCTATGGCAAGCGATCCGTCAGACTGCACAGACATCCTGGTCGTGGTAAAAGTTCGGATCACAGGATTATTGTAAGGAAGAATGGTGACTGTCTTTTCTGCCAGCTCCGATGCTCTTCCTCTTGCGTCCGTAACTGAAGCGGTAAAACTGCTGTCGCTCTCTTTGATCACCTGATCGGAAGTAATCACTGACTCAGAAGAAATCATCGATGATCCGCTGATAAAACTTCCGGTATAGGTCTTAATCGGAGAGCTGTAACTTGCTGTTCCGGTAACTGTCATTGATGGAACAGATTTCCCTGAGACAAATGCGCCGTAGTGCTGAAGAAGCGTCTCGGTGCTGTCTTTGCTGCAGGTCACCGTATCAGAAACCGCTGTGATCTCTGCCTTTGGAATGACCGATGCAGGAACGATCAATGTGATTGCCGCGCGGTCTGTGGCAAGTACGGTATCCTCAAAACAGGTGTCCAGGCGAATTGTGCAGGATGCAGACTCCGCTTCGGTGATATGGTCAAGCAGGCTGAGAGGCGGCGTGAACGTTGTGCTTCCTACTACAGAAGGATCGGAGATTCCGTCTGTTCCTGTCACATCGTTTACCGTATACGACAGGTGGTGCGTATATCCGGGATAGTTTCCCTGCGTATAGATTTCTGCAGAGCTTGACCCATCGATCATGCAGGAGGAGTCCGGAAGATACAGCGTGCTTGTCCCCGGCCGGTAAAGTGCCAGGCTGCAGGTGTTGCTCCCAAGGGATGTATTTCCGTTATATGTGGTGCAGGTGATCGTGCACTTCCCGGAAGATCCTGCGGTGCACCAGGAGAATGGAATCATCCAGTTCACCGAAGCTTGCGCCGTTTGGGCTGCGATCGTTGTATTTTTTCCATTCCAGGAAGCCGTCAGTGTATGGGTAAAGGATGAGGACTTCCGGTTCGTGTTGATGGTGATGGCAGACCCTAGTGTTCCTGAAGATGGGCATGTCGGAGCGGATTTTCTAGCGATCGTGGTGAGTGTTTTCGTTAAAGAATCTTTTACGGTTCCTGAGCTCGTGCTGGTTGCGTATGATGCAGAGACGGTCAGTTTCTTTGACCCGTCAGAGTTATGCTCGATATCCAGTGTTTTGCTGTAGATGGTATTGCTTCCGCTGGTCGTGCTATTCGGGTTTAAGCTGACGCTTTTCGTGTATTTTATGCCGTCGATGGTGACCGTAAGTTTTGGCGGGTTATGATCGAAAGACCCACTGGTCCAAGATGCTTTCACTTTAACCGTCACGCTGGATGAGTTATTATCCACCGAGATACTGTTTTCTGTGATCGATGCTGTAATGCTTACTGGCATTTCTTATTCCTCCGTATCTTCAAGTAATTTGAAGGACAAGTTTCCGTTTGGCTGCGGAACAAAAGCAAAGTCATCCTTCCCATCGCTTTCTTCTCCAAAACGGATGGACTGAAGGATCCTTGCTTTTGTGATCTTCATCGTATCGGTAGTAAAAAAGGCGGCTGCAGTGCCGCCTGCATAAAGATGCATTCCTTTTTTCGAGATCGTGACTTTGTAAGGGGATCCTTCTTCACCGATTTCAATCACGAGCTCTCCATCCACCGTTGCTGACCGGATATACTTTAAAGGCTCATGAATAAGAGTTAAAGCTTCCTGCGAGAAGTTAGAAATGAGAAGAGCTCCTGCTGCGATCTTTTCTGACGTGATCGTTCCTTTAGCAATTTTAGAGCCGTCGATATTTCCAGATCCGTCATCCAAAGCCCATTCTTTTAAAATCTCTTTTGCTTCCTCTGCGGATGATTTGATGGAAGGAAGCTCTGCCTGATTATCTAGCGCCTGCTGCGCTTTTCCCGTTGCATCCTGCACCTTCTCATCGATCGCATCGAGCCTTCCTGGGATACGCTCCGTCCGTGCGACTTTTTCCGTGTGCGTTGTCCCGTCGGAGTCGGTGTAAGTAATCTCATCATACACCGCCTCTCCATTTTCATCGGTTACGGCTTTCGTCTCGCCAATGAGTCCTGTGATGGTCTCCGAGATTCCGCCATCCCCATAGACATCCTCCTGAAGGGTAGATACCGATCCATCCAGCTCGTCCGCTGTATCTTTTGCACTGTCAGCTGTTTCCTTGGCAGCTTCTGCTTTGGCGTTGATCTCTTCCAGGGACTCTCTCCAAGGCGTCGCAAGGGCGCCTTCTTCAACTTTCAGGTTCGCAATATCAATGGTCGATCCTTCAGGCATTTGGGTTAGGTCAAAATATAGACTCTGCATGGATTCAGAGATGCCTAAGGATAGGGCAGTGGAGGAGACATGCACCCATGCATCGGTGTTATCTTTATCCGGATCATCAGAAGTATTATCGATTGCATCAAAGGTAATCTGGATATTGCTTCCATCTTCATCCCGGACACTTACTGGAATGGAAAAAATGCTGGACTGGCGGATATCAAGGCTTAACGTGTAGCTGCTTCCTTCGGTTTCCTGCGCGAGGACTTTCCGAAGGTTCTCAGAAGAGAAGGCTGCCCATACGTTTCCGGAAGTATTGCAGGAGATCGTTAGATAATTGGTAGTATCAAGATCAGTGTAGATACTTTCACTGGTTTCGGAAAGGATGAGGGACGAGGGCGCGCTCCATCCGGTCATGCCTTTGTTCGTTCCAATCAGAAGGTTCACATTTCCAATTTCTGTATCGGCGTTACTTTGCGTTGAAGTAAGGTCTACGTTCGTAGCTATTGAATCTGCAGAAAGGTCATCCGAGATATCTTCCAGTTCGGAAAGCCGCTCTTCTATATCATCCGCATCTTCTATCGTTTCAGTTTCGTCACTGATGTAGCTCCAGCTGTACCTTGCTGGATCTGTTGATTCTGTTTCCAACTGATCACGGTAAGTGCCACGCATAAGGGCATCTTCATACTCGGTCAGAGAAAAGTTCGTTCCGTCTTCATCATCTGAAAAGGCGCAGTGTAGATAGTAAACCTGCCCATTAAAGGTTGTTTTTACAATCATGACATTCTCCTTTACAGCATGGCCATCCAGCCAAAGGCAGTGTCTGTATCACTGGTCCTATACATGCAAAGATCAAATCCTTTTGTTGTCACGTTGTTTACGCTGCAGGAGATCTTGTTTGGAGCAGAAGAAATCGGCGTGATGGTGACGGAAGGGATGGTCGTAAAAGCCTTTGGGAAATTCACATGTTTGGTCGCGACCTTGTTTTTCTTTGCGCTAACCAGTACGCGTCCTCTCTGGATGTTACGCACACTCACATTCTGATTCGCATCAATGCTAAAAGCCGAGAGCCTGGAATCGATGGAATCTCCGATGCTTTCCGTAGCCTGCGTGATCGCTCCTGAAATCTCTTGGTTCAGATTCGCGGCGTTCAGCTGCGTGCCTTCTGTCGTAACGGTGCCTTCCGAGCGGGTAAGGTCAAATGTCCCGAGCACCTCTCCGGTATCAGCGTTGGTTAAAGTAAACCTTCCCGGGTGTTCAACCACTCTGTCAATAAAAGCCATTGATATTTCCTCCTTAGTATCCTGCGACGTACGTATCTGCAGCATAAATCAACTCTCCGCTGTAAACAGAAGCCTTCGTCTGATCCAGCAGATAAAGAATCTGATTTCTGATCTGAAGCGTGAGAGTTTCCACCTGGCTGAACGTTTCGCTCGTCATTTCATCTCCCGGAATCGACTCAGCTATGCCGGTGACAGCAAGCATCGTCTGAAGGACAGATAGTATCTGGTGCCACTGTGACAGCGTCACGAAATCATTATCGGTATAGTTCTCCTTCAGCTTCCCATCCGGATAGAGGAGATTCAGATTAGAGCAGATGCGGTTCATGTCGGTGCTCCTGACCCGGTCAGTTCCGGACCAGTCGGTTTTTGGTTCTATCCATGTCATAGTCAGCAGATCCCTTTCCGGTACGTAACCTCCGCCTTCGTACCGCCGCCTTCGTGGGTCAGCGTGATGGTTTCAATCGTGCAGGTTTCAACGTTTCCATCCAAGCGATGAAAGGAAAAGATGTCTCTAGGCTGCATCCTGGGATCACCTTTAAATGTGAAGGAGCCGGTGATGTTTGACCGGCTGAAGAGATACGCATAGTCTGGGTAAAGCAGCGTCGTTCCGCCGTAGATTTTCCCGTGCGCTATCGGATCAACGGACACTGCGCTTCCTGGGCGTTTTCCAGAATGGATGATGGCAGACTGTTCTTTTGTCAGCGTGACTTCTTTTCCTTTTACAACGCACTGATTCAGTTTCTTTGTAACCGTCCGATAAATCGGTTGTCCCTTCTTTTTCCCGGTCTTGTAGCGTTTCTTTGTCTTCTCTTTTACCTTCTTGGAAACCGTAGATTTCTTTGCGGTCCAGACGATCCGGTTTGCGGTGGCGAGAACAGACTTCGCATTGCTTACGGTAAGGTACCACCAGTAGCCGTCCGGATTATGGGAATAGCCTTCATTCGTCTTTACGCTTTTGGTTTCAAGCGTGACGAGCTTTTGCGATCGGACCGCCTTTGACAGAAGGCCATAGTCAGAATCCGTCTGTATCTTTGCGATGTTTCTCTCCACGCTCCGCACGACGTCACCGCAGTCCTCTTCGTAGATGTCCCATTTCTTCACTGGTTTGCTCCAGGTGACAGAAGGAATCCCGGCATCTACGAAAGCAGGCCAGAAAGATCCGTTATGAGACAGGTTCATGATATCTGCGATGATCTCACGGGAAGACTGCTCGTCAAAGATCAGTGTATAAGGAGAAGTATTGCTGTTTGTTCCTGGAGCAGTTTCCCGAGAGATAAGCTTTACTCCGGCATCGGTGATGAACTTGATGAACCGGTTGTAGAGCGTCCTTCTTCCGTTTCCTCCCGTAGAGTTTAAGACCTGAGAAATGTTATTCTTCTCCTCAAGCTTTGCGCTCATGTCTTCTCCCTTGATCGTGATGACGTTGTTTTCCATCGAGGCTTTCTCTGACAAGTAGAAGGATCGGACCTTGGAATAATCGCCTTCGTATCCGCTGTAGTACCAGACCGGAACATCATCACCGACATTGCTGATGGCTTCGGAAATGTCATCTGGCCAGTAAGCCTGAATCTCAATTTCAGACACCTGCCAGGAAGGACTGACGATGGATAGATCGGACCGTAAGGCAAGCGTGCAGGACACCAAGTTTTCATTGTTAAATTCTAAGGTAATTCCAGGCGTGATCGAAGCAATCTCAATCCGGCTTGCTTCATCAAGGCTTTTAGCAGATAGCGTAATGGATGTTCCATTGACCGGGATGACTACAATCCGGCCTGCTGCGTAGTCAATTCCGTTTGCGGTAATTGTGCCAGCCGCATCAGAGGTGACGGCGATGGTAAGTGCGGCAATATCGGTTTTCGCATTCACGGTAACGGTGAGTGTTTTTCCAAGTTCAGACCGCAGACCGAGCTTTCCATTTTCCAGACTTCCCGTTAAGGCTGGATCATAGAGACTGCAGCTTCCGTCTAGCAAAAACCCACCTCCGGAAAGGTCCGTAAGTGTTCGCATGTCCCAGTGTTCATTGTCCAAAGCCTCAGAAGCGTTGGAGTCAGTGATGGCTCCGGTGATGCCGGAGAAAGTGAGATCCACTTTTGTATCCCTTCCGGACAGACCGCAGTGGACTTCAAACGGCGTCCGGATGGATTTTCTGTTTTCTTCATCAATCGTGGGCATCTAAAAATCTCACCTCGACTTTCACATCACTCCAGACCGGATTTCCATCTGCTCCTGTGGATCTTGTCGCTGTACTGACAGCGGATGATCGGACGATTCGTTCTGTATGGGAGATGCCATCCGCATCCGTAAAGGTAATCGTGCATTCTCCCTGCATGGAAAGAAGTGCCTCAAGCTGTTCCTGCGGAAGGGTATCCCACTCAAGAGTCATATCCGAATATTTCCATCCGATCCGGTCTGCGATGGTCTTTCCGGTGCAGGTCGTGATCTCCGCAGCATACAGGTCTTCTCTTTGAGGAGAAAAATCTTCTGGGCGCAGGATGTCTGTACCATTGATCTTTATCGTGCTGTAAATCATCAGCCGAGCCTCCTTTTATACGTGTCATAGGCATGCACGATCTCTTCACCCATCTTCGGGCCGTTCTTAAACAGGTAGACGTCCAGGTGGATATCAGAACCTGTTTCGCCGCTTAAGGCGATCCGGTTAGCGGTAAGAACGGCATTCGCCACGTCGTTTCCAACACCGGCTACAGCAGTACGAATCATGCTCATCAGGGACTCTGTTCCAACGACGGTTTCAGATCCGGCTTCACCTCCTGCAAGAAGGCTCTCCGATGATGCACCGAAGATGGTTGGACCGTTAAGGATCATGCCGTTCTTCATGGCTTTTGCGTACCAGTCCACGGAAAATTTTGGAAGCGATCCTTTTCCTCCGATGCCAAATGGTGCCTTTCCCCCCTGCACATGGATGTGCGGGAGACGAAGATTACTGAAAATGTTCCCAATTCGCAAAGGAAAGAAGCTGCGGATTGCATTTAAGATGCCTCGGATCCTGTCCCTTGCAGAATTGATCGGTGTCAGCATCGCAGACTTGATGCCGTTCCAGACGCGCGAGGTCGTGGACCGAATCGCCGTCCAGGCTGAGGTAACTGCAGACCGGATCGCCCGTACAGGTGAAAGAACGGCTGCCTTGATTGCACCCCAGGTGGTGACTGCGAGCTTTCTGATTCCGCCCCAGACCTTTGCGGTGAATGCTCGGATGCTGCTCCAGATTGCGATGATCCCATTTCTGAACTTTGCATTCGTCTTCCAGAGGTAAATGAACGTACCTGCAAGAAGAGCCACTGCTGCAATCACAAGCCCCACCGGATTTGCAAGCATAACAGCATTTAACGCGGCCATGCCTGTTCGAACCAGTTTGACCGCGGCTACAATCTTTGGCGCAAGAGTCATAAGCGTTCCTACGCCTGCAGCTATTTTTCCGATGATGATCAGTACCGGACCGATAGCGGCGACGATTCCGATCAGGGTGAGGACGATTCTCTGCACTGCCGGGTTCATGTTCATAATCGCATTCATGGTGGAAATGAGCTGAGTAAAGAACTTCTGAAGCACCGGTGCAAGCATCTGGCCGATAGTAACGACCAGCACGTCAAAGGTGGATTTCAGCTGCTCAATGGTTCCTCCGGTACCTGACATCAGGGCCTTGGACATTTTTCCAGCGGACCCTCCCGCATCGTCTAAAGCGTTTCGCAGGGAGCTGACGTCTTTCGGAGAGGTTTGGATCAGGGTCAGCCACTTGGACATCTGCTCTTTTCCAAAGATATTAGAAGCGGCTTCCAGTTTTTCCTGATCAGAAAGGCCGGAGAAGGCTTTGTTCAGGTTCTTTAAGACATTCGGCATGGATTTGAGCGTTCCGTTGTCGTTAAAGATGGAGTAAGTTTGGCCGGTGGATAATTTCAGCTGGTCCATAGCGGCTGCTCCAGACTTGGCAGGGGAGGCTAGCCGGGCAAGACCAGTCTTTAAGGCGTTCGCACCTTCAGAACCAGAGATACCGGCATTTCCAAACACGTCCGTGATGGTCGCTAAGTCCTTTACATCCCATCCGACCGTCTTACAGATCGGGCCTGCAACAGAAATTGCTTGGAATAATTCCGAGGTGTTGGTGTTCGCTTGCGCCTGAGCCTTTGCCAAAATGTCTGAGTAGGAGGCAGCTTCTGAAGAGTTCGCTCCAAACATCTTCATCGCGTTTCCAAGGCCGGATGTCACTTCAGAAAGATCTGTACCGGTGCCTGCAGCAAGGTTCATGGCAGGAGTCAGCATATCTGTCGCCTGCTTGGCCGTAAAGCCCTGGCGGGCAAAGTTCAGCGTGGCGTCTGCAGCGTCCTGCATCCCAAAGACAGAAGCCTTGGCGGACTCGCCGATCTGGTTCCACAGTCCCTTAAAATCTTCGGCAGAGTTTGCTGTACTTCCCATTGTCTGCTTGACCAGGTTAAACTGCTTGTCGACATTGCCGTAGGAGTTGACCGCAGCAGTCGCACCGGCGACGACAGGCGCGGTGAAGCCGACCGTCATCTTTTCACCGGCATCAGACATCTTCTCACCGACAGACTTTACCTTTTCACCAGCGGCGGCAATCCTCTGTGAAGAGACGGACCCGAAGCTCTTGGACTCTTTTTCCAGGCTCTTAAGTTTAGACTCTGTCTCGGCAATCTCACGCTGGAGGGCGTCATACTTGTCTTTACCGAGACTTCCGTTTTCCATCTGCTGCTTGGCCTGGACCTGGGCATTCTTTAATCCTTCGAGCTTCTCTTTCGTCGCATCGATGGATGATTTCAGCAGCTTCTGCTTCTGGGTAAGGAGCGTGGTGTTCTTCGGGTCAAGCTTCAGGAGCTTGTTTACATCCTTGAGGGAAGACTGGGTGGTGCGGATCGTGCTGTTCACGGATTTCAGCGCTTTTTCAAGACCGGTGGTATCACCTCCGATCTCTACGGTTATTCCTTTGATCCTGCTCGCCATTGATTTTCACCTCCTTCAGGGCAAAATAAAAGCACCTCCGAAGAGATGCTTTAAACCCATAATGATGTTAGTCTATACGTTCCCACCTTGGGTGGTGCTTACCATCCGGACTACTAACACATTTACCACTAGGCATTGGTGGATTCATGGAAGGAGCTCCGCTGTAATCCAGTCTTCTTTGTCCAGCGGGATTAGATTTCCCACAAAAGATACAAACACTTTTCCATAAGATTTGATTTGCCATTACTACCCTTCTTTCCTAAATAACACGAAATATTTTCAATTTCATGGTACCCCCCCCCCCCCCGGGTATTCTGTCAAGAGTAATTTTCATACTATTCCATTCTCTTATCTATTGGGTACCTAAAACCGGTCAAAATCTTCCTGAGTCGCGACTCTACGGTATTTCACGCTGTCATTTGCTTTCTCTGTCCAGATGTCTAAGACAAGCCCAATGGAAAGAAGGTCCAGGTCGCGGATGGAGATTCCAATTTCTGTGCAGCGCAGAAGAAAAAGCGGGGTGGTCATTTCCCGCTCACTTCTGCGCGTCCTTTTTTTGCCTGCACATCTGTCACAAGGTTGCTTCCCCAGAGCTCTAAGATCTCCGGAAGCACCTGGTAGATGGAAAACATCTCGAACTGGTCGAGCCATTCGTCGATGGTCTTTGGAATCGTCGGATCCGCATGATAAGCCATGATGTAGGCGACGTTTTCAAAAATCTCAAGGTCGTCGATTTCAAGCTCTTCAGAATCTGTCGCTTTAGCCCGGTAGGATTTTTCGAGCTTCGACAGGTCCTTAAAGATGTCCCGCTTGAATTTGAGCCGGTAAATACGTGGAATTGCAGCAGACGAGCGGAACGTGACCGGTTTTCCGCTGATCTCGATTGTCTTTTCAAGCATATCCTGCCTCCTTTACTTTCCACTTGTCGATGTCGATGCCGAAGTTGAAGACGTGGATGCAGCCGTCTCCGTCGGAAGATAGACGGCCTTGTACCAGTTGTCATAGGCAGTTGTATCCGTCGTGTCACCTGATCTTGCTTTTACCAGCCCATCGGAACGTGGGTCTGCGGTGATGGAGAGCTTCTCTGTGCCAGGCTCAATGGTATCTTCCTTGGTTTCTGATTCCAGGGATGGTCTTGATGCGGTGCAGTAATAGAGTACGTGCCGAATAGAACGGACGTCTCCGTCAAACTCAAAGAGCAGCGCGAACTTCACCGTGTCACTAAGGCCGCTCTTTTCCACCAGCACGCCTTTGTCGTCCAGCACCTCCTGCAGAATCTCTGTCCGAAACCACTCCGGAATCAGGGCGATCTCAAGATCACCGGAGTATCCGTTATTTGTAACGGAGCGGAAGTAGACGATGCCATCTGCATAGAATGCTTTTGTCTCTCCCTCAGCATCCAGGCTGATGGATACGGCACCAGGGATCGCTTTTGGCGTATCGTAGGTAAAGGTGGTGACGCCGTCTTTAACAGTCTCCGTCAGCTTTGCCGCGTAGACATTCTTTAGATTATATTTGACTTTGTTTCCCATATTGCTTGATCCTCCATTTCAAAAATGTAGAGCACCTCAAAAAGTTGCTCGGTTTCGATCCAGACTTCGGACTTGCTGTAGAAGATGTCGTTATCATCTAAGGCGTCCTCGATCATTTTCTCAGAAGCAAGATCCTTCCTATCCGTGTACAGCTCGAGGTGAATTTCGCTGATCTTTAAATACGTACTTCCATCTGCAGAAAAAGGATCACTCTGGGAGGTCATCCAGCAGAGGAACGGGGGAGCAGGTGAGTCTCCCTCAGCAAAATGATCATAGGCAAAGGGAATTCCTGTTTTTTCTAACAATGAGGTGATACCATTCATTTTTCGATTCCCTTTCTGATCATATTTTCTAGCTGTTTTTCTCCTCGTTCTTCAGCTGGAGCGATATGTGGCCTTGCTGCGACTCTTCCTCCGCCGCGTTTTGCATGGCCATGCTCTAACAGATGCGCAAGCTGGTAGCGGTTCCTCGAATAGACCGTGACCTGAAGAGAAGTTGAGGTCTCCTTCGTTGTTTTTACAGACCAGCTCTTTGCGTAAGCGCCTGTCCTTTTTGGAGCAGCATCAGAGATATCCTTACGGACAGACTTTCCGGTTTTCTTGACCGCATCCTTTACAGATTCTGAGGTGGATTTTGCGTATTCCTTTAGCTCTTTGTTGATCGCATCCGCAAGACCATCAACCGTTACTTTCTGACTCATGACGTTAATCTCCTGCAGTGAAGCTTGATTGTTTTTTTCTTAAAGTTCATATGGTCAATGCCTTCGACGTTGTAAATAGAATCCTTGAAGCAGACCCGATATTCCTTAGAATTAACTATTGAAGTTTCTTTGCACCAGCGGACCGTAAAGTCGATCATGCTTTCATCCCAGGTGACACCTGCAGCCGTTTCTTCTTTTGGTGATTCTGAGCTTATCGTCGCGTAGCAAGAACAGTAATCCTTCCATGAGCTGATGCGGTTTCCGATGGCATCAGAAGAAACTTCTGATTTCTGAATCATGATCCGTTCATTTAGAAGTGAAATCTTCATTAGAATTCCGCCTTTCTGTCTCCAAACAGGAGGGCTCGCAGCGTGATGATAAGAGCGTGATGATCGGCTTCTTCTCGGTGTTCATAAAGATAGGCCGCTGCGTACATCACAGCGACCTTTGTATTTTCCTGGCTTGGAAGTTCCTCGACTCTTAGAATATCAGCGCAAAGCTTCTCCGAAGATCCGATGATGCTTTTGATCAGATCATCGTCTGCATCATCGTCTACACGAAGATAATTCTTCATTTCATCAACCGTTACGATCACGCCAATCCCTCCTTAAATTAGGCGCTCTTTACGCCAAGTGTCTGTACAGCCTCTGGAAGCACAAGCTTACCGTCAACACGTTCTTTTGCCACGTATCCGATCATGCCATTACCCGCAAAAAGCTCGCGGAGTTCCTGCATGGATCTTGTTCCGCGGTCTCCAATGTTGTAGTAAGAGAAATCTCCGAAAGCAATGGCGCTCTTTCCAGCTTCCAGTCCCGGACAGTAAGCGGAGGTAAGAACAGAGTATCCGCAGAGTCTGTCCGGCTCTCCAGCCTGATAGGATGGCTGCCAGATGTAGGCGCCGTTTGTATCCTTGAGCTTACGCAGTGATGCAAGGGTAGAGTCGTTTAAAATGAAACGTGCGTTCTTTCTGTACGGACGCTTCAGGGAATAGATGAGGGTCAGCACATCATCCGTGCTTATCTTCACATTGTCAAGCGTAACGGCTTTCTCGCCGCCACCAGTCTCTGCGAAGATTCCGAGCGGTTTGCCGGTTCCATCGCCGTTCAGAAAGGCGTCTTCTTCTGCGTTTCCGATAGCTTTTCCAAACTGGTCGATGATGTAACCTTCCAGATTGAATGCATTGTCGTAGAGCAGTTCCTCGGTGACTTTGATTGCTACATGGAGCTTATGCGCGTCCAGCACGATCTGATCGAAAGTGGCGTCTCCAAAAGTCAGTGCTCCGCCTTCCTCAATCCATGCAGCAGCTGGTTTTGTTCCTGCGATATTGATTTTATGCTCTCCGGAAGTAGTGATGGTGGTGGCAAGGCCACGGAAGATGTTCTCTTCCTCCAGTTTGTCAATCAGGCGGCTGTCCCATTCCTCTGGGACGAGGTATCCGCCGTTTGCATCGTTTCCTTCCTCTAAGACATCGGATACCTGATGGAATCCGGTACGCATGGCAGCGATCATCGCTTTCGCATAAGCCTTGGAAGCGCGGCCATGTTTTTTCACTTCATCCTTCATGCCTGCACCTGGTTTTCCAGTGAGGGGAGAAGCAGTCGGTTTTCCCATCTGCTCCTCGATCACTGCCTGACGGTTCAGGCGCTCGATTTCTTTCGTGTAATCGGTGATTTCCTTTTCCATGCGGTCATAGGTCTGGCCATCTTCTGCAGAAAGAAGTCCATCCGTGTTTCTGTGAGAGTCAAGAAATGCCTTTGCAGCTTCCCAGGCTACAGCTCTTTTGTTCATAAGTTCCTGTAAAGTCATAATGTCTGTCCTCCTTAAATGAACTGTTTCATGAGATCGAGTCTCTTTTCGAGGTCATCGACCCGGTGTAAGTGAGAAGTATCATTTGTCTGCGGAATCTGAGATTCCTTTTCCGCAGGGTGGTGCTTTGCGTAATCGCAGAGTTTTTTGTTGATAGCGGCAGCGATCTGATGGCGGGAGAAGAGCATGCCGGAAGGCAGATCTACATTCTCCGCCGGATTCTCTTCCTGTCCATCAGGGTGATCCTTGCCTTGATCCGGCTCGGGTACCGTTTTGGTATTGTAGAGTTCATCGCGAGAAGTCACGCCATCTGCAAAGTGAAGCTCGACCGCTTTGCCGGCGTCCATCCAGGTCTCCTCATCCATGAGCCTCGAGAGCTTGTTTCTGGAAAGGCCGGTCTTTTCCTGGTAGGCGTTGATGATAGAAGCCTTCACTTCAGAAAGCATTTCGATTGCCTTCTGCATCTCTGCTGTATCACCCATCGCAATAGTTGAAGGGTTATGGATCATGATCATTGAAACAGGGGAGACGAGAACCTCATCGCCTGCCATTGCAATGACCGATGCTGCCGATGCGGCAAGCCCATCAATTTTTACGGTGACCTTTCCTTTGTAGTCACGGAGCATGTTATAGATTTGTGCTGCCGCAAAGCAGTCACCTCCAGGGCTGTTCACCCAGACCGTGATATCACCCGTGCCGCTTTCAAGGTCGGAACGAAAAAGAGCCGGGGTGACATCATCGTCAAACCAGCTCTCTTCAGCAATTGTACCGTTTAAAAACAGCGTCCTTGATTCAGTTACTTCGTTTGGATTGTTTGGAGCGGGTGTTTTGTTTCTTACCCATTTCCAGAACTTCTTCTGTGGATTCATCCGAGTCCTCCTTTTCTTCTGATGTTGTATTCTGCGTGTAGGCGGAGCCTGCATCTTTCAGTTTCACGACATTTCCGTTTAAGATGTGAAGGTTGCCGCCTTCCTCGTCGGAAAGCAGATCCATGTTTTCAAGTTCCCGGACATCGTTGATGGAGTAGATGCCATTCTGGATGCCGGTCGCGTATCCGCTCATCCGGCTGCTGTAGTCACCACGGAGCAGGCCGTCCACGTTAAAGCGGATGAAGTAGTTATCCTTTTCTTCTGGGAGAAGGAGGGAACGCTGCATGGACTGCTCCCAGCGGGCGAGCCAAGGTTCCAGGGTGTAGGTCACAAATTCCAGTGACTGTTCCTCGATATTCGAAAACGTCGCGTGCTCAAGGTCCCCAATAAGGTGAGGTGGAATCCGAAAGATTCTCGCGATCTCATCGAGCTGGAACTTACGCGTTTCTAAAAACTGCGCCTGCTCCGGTGAAATGGAGATTGGCGTATACGTCATGCCTTCTTCAAGAATTGCCACCTTGTTTGCTTTGTGGCTTCCTCCGAATCCTGCCTCCCAGGAGGAGCGGATCTTTTCCGGGTCCTTCACGGTTCCTGGCATGGAAAGCACGCCAGATGGATTCGCGCCGTTCTTAAAGAAGGACGCACCGTATTCTTCGGTTGCCATTGCCATGCCAATGGAGTTTTTCGCCATCGCAATCGGGGAGTAGCCGACAAGGCCGTCAAATCCAAGTCCAGGTACATGCAGCA